TTACAGTATAAGTATGTACACTAACTCTATCAGTTACAACTAGTTTTTCTGCTACAGCTACATTTCCTGAGAAAGAAGTATTAGCAGCTGTACCTGTTAAGAAAGTTGAATTAGCATATGATGCGTAAGAATCTAAATTAGCCTCAACAAGGTTAGCATCCCCACTACCGCTACCAAAAGTAGAATTAGCATAAGTAGCAAAAGTAGTTACTTCTGTATCTAAAGCAGTAATAGAAGTAGCGTTAGTCGCTACATTATCTTGTACTGTATTAATATTAGTTTCTAGAGTAGAGATAGATGAAGCGTTAGTTGCTACATTGTCTTGTACTGTATTGAGATTAGTATCAGTGGCAAAAGTGCTATTAGCGTAAGAAGCATATGTGTTTAAATTGCCTAATACACTTTCTACACGAGGATCGCCTCCAAGAGTAGCAAATGTTGAATTAGCGTAAGTACCGAAATTATCTGAGATAGTTTTATTAGTAGTAATAGTAGTAGCGTTAGTCGCTACATTATCTTGTACTGTATTAATATTAGTTTCTAGAGTAGAGATAGATGAAGCGTTAGTTGCTACATTATCTTGTACTGTGTTAATCTTAGTATTAGTAGCAAACGTTGTATTAGCGTAAGTACCTAGAGTATCTAGATTAGTAGAGTTAGTCGCTGCATTAGCAGAGACTGTACCAATTGCGTTTGTAAGAGTTACAGATAGATTAGCGTCATTACCTAAAGCTGCTGCTAACTCATTAAGAGTATCAAGGGTAGCTGGAGCGCTATCTACTAAACCTGCTATTTCTGAATCTACATAGCTTGTTGTAGCAAATGTTGCATTAGCATATGTTCCAAACTGATCTGCTATAGCTTTATTAGTTGTAATAGTAGTATTAGTAGTAGAAGCATAATAAGCAGCATTAGCCTGTACTAAGTTTATATTAGTGTTAGCTACAGAAGCATAGTAAGCCGCATTAGCTTGCACTAAGTCTATATTAGTATTAGCAGAATCAAGACCGTGAATAACATTATTAAAACGTTGTGCAACATTACCTGCTGCTGCTGTAAGTTCTGCGGTTGCTCCACCGTCTCCAGCGATTTGAATACCTGCACCTGTAGAAGAAGCAGAGATACGAGTAACTCCTCCAAGACGAATAGTGTTGCCCCCTAACCATAAATCTCTCCAGCCATTATAAGGACCGCCTAAATCTTGAGTACCGCTTACCTCTGGTAAAAAGCTTGATCCAGATTGTAGAATTACGTTGCCGTTGCTTGTTTGAATCATCGCATCGACATTAGACTGTACTGTATCAATATTAGTTTGTAGAGTAGTATGTGCAGTATTATTAGTTGCAGCAAATGAATGTAAATTAGACTGTACTAGATTTATACTAGCATTAGCACTAGCTCCTAAAGAGTGTACATTAGACTGTACTAGATTTATACTAGCATTAGCACTAGCTCCTAAAGAGTGTAGATTAGATTGAACTGAATCAGGGTTTGTTTCAAAAGTAGTGTTAGCATAAGAAGCAAATGCATCTAGTTCATCACTCAAGCTAGTTACATTACTTTGTACTGTATTAATATTAGTTTCTACGTTATTAAATCTTAAAGTAAGATTACCCGTGTCAGCAGCTAGTTGCGTTGTGTTACCAGCCCCATCATCTATTATAAAAGTACCACCATCATTAGATAAAAGTAGTCCGTCAAGATCAACTGTTGCAGCATCAACAAAGGCAGTTTTCCAACGTGCTGAAGCAGAACCAAGTGAATAAGCAGAACCTGTTGCAGGAATAAGATTACCATGAAGAGTAAGATTATCTATACCATCTGTAGTAACAATAGAATCTACATTAGATTGTACTGTATCAACACTACTATCTAAAGCAAAAGTAGTATTAGCATACGTACCAAACTGATCTGTTATAGTTTTATTAACAGTAATAGTGGCAGCGTTGGTAGCGACATTATCTTGAACTGTGTTTATATTAGTATTAGCTGTTGTAGCAAAGGTGTGAAGATTAGATTGTACAGGGTCTGCACCACTACCAAAAGTAGTATTAGCATACGTACCAAAATGATCTGTTATAGTTTTATTAACAGTAATAGTGGTAGCGTTAGTAGCGACATTATCTTGTACGATATCTATATTAGTATTAGCTGTTGCAGCAAAGGCATGAAGGTTGTTTTGAACTGTGTCAGCATCTCCAGCACCGCTACCAAAAGTTGCGTTAGCATAAGACGCAAAGGCATGAAGATTGCTTTGCACAGTACCAGCACTGCCAGAGCCTGAAGAAAAAGTAGCGTTAGCATAAGTAGCAAATGTATCTAAATTAGACTGAATTCCATTAATTTCAGAACCGCCAGTGATGTGTGCCTTTAAATTTGAGACTGACATACGACGAGTTGCAGACGATTCAACATCTACAACTACTAGCTGATCGGTATCCGTGAGATTGGCAACTCCTATCTGAGTGAGTTCAGATATTTTTTTATTAGCCATCCTTTACCCTTCCTAATCTACTAAACCTTTCATTAAAGATTCATAATTATTATTAACTTGAACAGCGACTGTTGGTTTCTCTTTTTTATGAACTGCTGATTCAACATCGTGAAGGTGTTTTAACCAGTCTAACAAATCTTTCTTAGAAAAGACTCCAGTCTCTAAGGCATCTTGCATCTTTTGATCGATCACAGAATTTATAAGCTGCAAGCGCTTTACTCGGTTGAGATATCCCTGGGTGACAAATACGTTATCAATATAAGACTTAACTTCTTTTTTCTCTATGATAGCAGCTACGCGATCTTCGCTTAAAGCGTAACTATCTGCTATATCAGAAATGCTCTTGCCACTTAAATAATCATTTGCAACAGAAAGAACTACAGGATCGATAGCGGGAGTATCGAGAGCTTTTTCAATTGCTTCTACTGTTGTTGTAGGTGAAATGATTTCAACTTCTGCTTTTTTCATTTTTTCTACCTTTGATTCTACTCTAAAATTTGGTTATACGCAAACTATAATTTTTTAGTTTTCTTGTAATAGGGCTGCACCGTCTTCTGAGAGTAACTGACCTACTCCGTCCTCAAGAAGCAAGAAACTTTGACCAGCGCCATCTTCTATGATCAAGAAGTTGCCACTTTCTGTTAATAAGAAACCGTCGCCGGCTTCTAATAAAATAAAGTTACCATCTCCTGTTGGACCAAATGCCTCAAAGTCATAGGTGATTTCAGCCACCACGTTTACAATACCATATGGTTCAAACAATCCCTCATCTGTGGAGACTGATAAGACACGTGATTCTACGATTGGTTGCGCGTTTGTATTTGTTTTAACATCGCGTAGACGATTGACTACGCGTTCTACATCTTCAGCTAAATCTTCACAAGCCTCAATGCAATTATCTTCCATGACATATCCGCGTATGTTGACGCGAAAACGTTCGTAGACTACTCCTCCCCCATAGTGCTCTCGCTGAAGACGACCAGTGGAGAAGCAGATGGTTGGAAAATCATTAATCTCTTGTAAAAACTTAAAGTCACGAAAAACATTTCCATAGACTAAAGAATTATAAGCATCTGTAGGAGGAAGAATTGTAATAATTGGAGCGGAGACGTATCCTGAACCGCCAGATATAATCTCAATTGAGGATACAGAGTCTTCGCCTGATAACACCTTTGCTCGTAAATCAGCGCCTGTACCTCCACCACCCGAAATTAGCACACGAGGATTTGACGCATAGTTTGATCCACCTCTAGTTATTGTGATTTCTGTTATCACACCATCTAACACATAGGCACGGGCTGTAGCGCGAACACCAGATGACGACCCCTGGATTATTCGAAGTTGTGTTTTTAGAGCATTTAAGATTTTAGTTTTTGCAGCAAGTGACGGCATGTACTATCCTTTAAACGCGTGACGCGAATTTTTTCTCGTATTCATATTTTATCTCATCCATTCCTTTTAGGATGTCCCACGTGGTACGCCATCCATCCACAGGATGGACTACACAGTCGGAGCGATTCGACAGAGCTTCGGCCAGGGGAGCGTCATTACCAGGTGGTGTACAACGATCGCCGAAGAACGTAATTGATTCTCCACGAAGATAGTCAAGAATTTGTGACTTATCTGATCCGCGTGCAGAGATATCGATTGAGGTTTCTCCTCCAACACGCGCTTCAATGCTTGGCCAACGAGAATTAATAGTTTTACAGAGCGCTTCGCGCTCGCGCGAAATTTTGTCCCACTCATAATAATGAGTTCGCTCTTGGCCCCGCGCATCACGCCCGACGATAGAAAAATTTAACATTCCAGGGCGTTCTTCTATGTGACGACCGTAGTGATGAATGTAATCACTCGAATACAGTGCGTGTTCCAAATGTGTGTAGAGATCATCAGGCGCTTTCCAAGATGAAGAAAAGTATGAACCTCCTTTATAGTAAACATCTGCTCCATTACAGTTAAAAGAATATGTGCATAGATTAACTAATGCATCACCTAGTTGTTCACGCGTCTTTTCAATATCTGAGCCTGTGGCTAAACACACTGTGTGTGTACGACAGAAACGCGTGAGCCATAGCTCGAAGCGTGCATCAATACGTTCACGAGAGGGTGTAAGTGTTCCATCTACATCAAAGATATAAATCATAAGTGACTTTCTTGCTGAGCAGCTTGATGTTTGCGTATCTCTGCATCAGTAACAGAGATACGAAGGGCCGTGGAGGAAAATCTATGATCCCGCTGATTGAAATATATTTCAATACCCCGATCTAGACATATCTGACGGCCAGTATAGTCGCGGTTGCGATATTCTTCTCCTAAAATTCTTACATTGATTTTTCTCATCTGAAGAATATCTTCTAAATCTCTTTCATGCAGATATGGAATGATTTCATCTACAAATGATACAGCTGAGAGTTGTGTGTGCCTTTCTACAATTGTTTGTACAGGACTATTTTTTGATGGACGATCTACACTTGGATCAATTTGAAGTGCACAAATTAGATGGTCACATTGTGACTTCGCGTCACGTAGCATTTCAATATGACCTGCATGTAGCAAATCAAAAGTTGATGCAGTTATACCTATTCGCATTATTTTCCCCTATATAAATGCTATTTTTGTGGTGCTTTAGTTCCGAACTTTCTTTCGTATGATGGGTCGTTTGCATACGCATCTGCCCATCTGTTTTCAGTGAATGTTGCAAAGTCGCTTAGATCTTCAATATCAGAATAGTTTTCACCAATCCACTTATCATGATCTGATAATACCTTTTTCATGTCAGCAATATCACGAGCCATATTAATTTCGTCTTCTAAAGCCATCTTACTAGTAAGCTCACTCACTTGACCCTTAAGTGTATCTATTGTTTGAGCTTGTTGAGCTGTCCACCATACAAAGGCTGATACTTGCATAACAATAGCGACAACAACACCGATTCCAAATTTCATATTCATAATATGTCCTTATTCCTGTTTATACTATACTTTATCATAAAGTAATTCTGCACCCTAGTCAAGCAAAAATTTCACATCAAAATAAAATGCAGGTTTTAGATGGTAGCGAATCTAAAAGTAAGTCTATAAAAAATATAAAGTATTCTGACTCTGCTATAAAATTTTTTGTATACTTTATAATATATATAGTAAAAATTTCCTATAAAACCATTGAATGGTGTCAATGACACGACTGGGTCTGCCTGGTTTTTCTGAAATTTACCCTGTGAAAGGCTCTGGAGAAGGGCGCAGCGCGTCAAAAGATTGACAAGTCCTCATAACCGCCCCCTATAGCCTGTCAAATTGTTGACACATTTTTTTTTCTTTTTGCTATTGATTTATTTGAAGAGCGACACTATATTATAAATATAGACATTAACGGAGGTTCCAATGATTAACTCTTTCACCGCTCTTGACTCTCGCTTCGCCACTATCGCTAATCGCGACCACGCTGTTACTCGCGCATCTGCCGGTGCGGTTGGTGAGCTGTTTGAACAGCTAATGGTTGGTGAGATTGTCGGCAATCAGCGTGGCGCAGATTTTGCCGCGATTGATTGCGAAGCCAAGGTTCACTATGGTTCAGGCGTTGTGTCGCTGTTTACTCTCGCACCAACTTGGGGCATGAAAGCTGGCGAATTCAAACGCGCTCATGGCTCAACTGTTGTTCGCGCTAATGCTGTTAATAACAAGGGTTTCACTGTTCTGATTGATGCCGGTTACGTTTGCGTCGCACGTGATGGCCAAGCTATTGTTGGTTGGACTATCGAAGCGTTAGCTAATCGCATTGAAGAAAAAATGGCTAATGTTTGTTTTGTGACTGCTACCAAAAAAGGCAACTCGGTTACTTTCACTGATATGTTTGTTGGCAAGCGCGTTAATGGTCAGCGTTTTGTTGACGCTGTCCGCACTGGCAAGGTAACTATTGAGATGCGTGGCGATCGTGGTTGTGTGTTCCGCGCTATGCCAGCCGTTTTGAAATCTCTATTTGAAACTACACACTAAGAGGATGCTATGATTATTCGCTCAAAAAAATCTATCTCAACACTAAACAACGCTAGATCATTTCGCACTATTACGCCTCGATCTACAAAGGTTACATCTATAATACACACAAAAAGCAAGCGAATTGTTAAATGATTTCAATGACTTACACCGCCGCCGGGGGCCTGCTAACCTATTGATTTAATTGAATAAATTCCTACTATTAGCACCGCCTGGAACAAAACGTGAACAAACCAAAGCGCTAACCTATTGATATCATTCGGAAATAAAAATGATAAGTCATTGAAAACATTGAGAAAGAAAATGCATTTTTTTTACTCTTACCCCTTGATTTTTGGGGTCACAATGCTTATATTATATATATAGAAAGGAATTAAACATGATTAAAAACATTTCAATCTTCGATCTTGATGGCACTGTCATCGATTCATCACATCGCCAGATGGTTAAGCCTGATGGCACACTTGATCTTGCTAAATGGTTTGAGTTTGCAACACCTGAAAAAATCTTTCAAGATAAGGTTTTGCCTTTAGCTACTCAAATTCGCAGACGTCAAAAAGCTGGTGATTTCACCATGGTTTGCACAGCTCGCAATATGACTGATGCAGATTTCGAATTTTTGGCATCTGAGGGAATTTGTCCCAATAAGATTATCTCAAGACCTGTTGGCAATATGGAACCTGATGGGGTTCTAAAAGCTAAACAGCTTCGCTCATTTTTCAACCTTAAGCAATTTCAAAAAGCCTCAAAGGTTATGTTTGATGATGCCGCTTCGGTTCGTTCATCACTTCGCAAAATTGGGATTGCTGTTATTGATCCTGCTAAAATCGCAGAAAGGATTGCGTAATGCTAAAATTGTTCATTGATTACCCTGTTGGGGCAACTCTTATGACAACCGCTATTTTTGGTTTTGGCTCGGTTGTTCTTAATGTTCTGGCACGTCACCTGCTAGGTTTTGACCTGCTGTTGTTTGTTCTTTGGTTTTTGGGGCTTCGCTAATGTCTATATTGTTTCGCTTGTTTTGTTTTATTGAAATTGTCGCCAGCTTTGGCTTGATCCACTTTGGCGCGATTATCTATAAATCATGGGTTGATGATCCTGCAATCAGCTTGATTGCAATATCATTTATGATTATTGGGGTTTTATCTGGCATCACTTTTGCCACACTAGCAATTAGGAATTTTCGCTAATGTTTGGAATTGTTGGGTCATGTTTGGTTATTATCCAGATGGCGTTGTTATCTATTGGCGCGCCTACTCATACCGCTTTATTGTTTGGATTGTTGGCGGCTATGTGTTGGATATTTCACGCGCTCGAAAGAAATGACAAGGCGTTGCTGTTTGTCAATCTGGCGGTTGGGGGTTTCGCGTTCTATGGCTTGATGCCATAGGCGCAAGCTCGCGCCTGATCGGCGCCGGTGGTAGTTCTACAATTTTAAGTCGTAGGTCTACTACAGATTCGTGAAATTTTGTTGTAAATCAAAGTCTTAAACAAGGCCCGGGGCCTGTTGCATAAATGTCACACTTTTGAAAAAAAGAGAAAAAAATGCAAAAAAATTGATGATTGCCCTTGACTTTTGGGTGAAAAATGCTTATATATATACTATAGAAAACAAAAGAAGGAATTAGAAAATGATGACATTTTATACCGCTGGAAAAGTTTGGCATAACGAAAAATTTCAAGCTCTGAGAGCTAAAGGCTTTCCAGTCAAGGCTCGCTGGATTGATTTGGATAATGATTCAGATTTTGTCTTAAACAAAAAAGATCAGCTCTGGAAGCTGTGCTATGAAGATGTTCGTGATTCAGATTTTGTCTTGCTGTATTGTGAAGATATGAATGAAGAACAACGCGGTGCGTTGGTCGAAATTGGAATGGCTTTTGGTTTTGATAAACCTGTTTATGCTGTTGGTGCTTGTAAGACTATCAAGCCAAATGAAATTTCAGATGTTGCCTTTACTCACTATGAAAGGTTTCATTGGTTGCCTGTTAATGACCTAACTAAAGGTGCTATGATGGCTATGGAAATTGAGCGCAAGAAAGCGCAAATGATTGAAGAACTTAACTTGGAGGTTGCATAATGCCCTATATCCCACAAAAACGCCGTGATATTATTCACAACAAATTAACTGAAGAAGGTTCTACATGGACGCCCTCAAATGCTGGTGATTTGAACTATCTATTTTCAACTTTTATAGATAACTATTTGGTTGAGAAAGGTATTCGCTACGCTCATGTAAATGAGATGATAGGTGCGCTAGAATGTTGCAAAATTGAACTCTATCGCAAAATTGCAAGTCCTTATGAAGATCAAGTCATGTTTTCAAATGGGGAAGTCTATTATGCTGGAAAAGAAGAAATAGGAGCTGAATACTAATGACACTACATAAAGATAGAATTTTTGCTGAACTCTGTTCTCTATCTGCTGATCAGATGGAAAAACTAATTGATGCAATAGAGGTTGGTGAATTACACTTTATGCCAACACTATTAGATTGGGCTGAAGATGCCTTACTTGAACTGAGAGATGAGGAGAATGAAGAATGAAAAAATCAGTTTGGATTGTGTATGACCCACATGGTGAACAGCTTGATATCTGTGAAGATGAATTGACTGCATACGCTGTGAAAAAGCATTGGGATTGGAAAATTATTGAGCCGTGTTCTGTTCGTGAATATGAGCTAACTACTCGTTCTGATGTTGATAATATCGTGTTATTTGAGCCTGATATTGAAACAGACGAAGATATTAGATTTATCATAGAGACACGCTATGATGCCTAAATAACTAACAAAATCAAAAGGTTGCGGGGTCCCCGGGGGCCGGGCTAAGTCTTTGATTTTATTGAATATTTTATTTGCATTTTGTCGCGTGTTGAACACTATTGGTCGCATACAGACAAGCAAGATTCTATTTTTATGCTATATTAAACTCATGATGAAGAAAACAAAGATCACTAAAAGAAATCCGCTGGCTCGTGTGGTGAAAGAATTTCGCCCACAGGTTGTGGTGTCCAAGAAGGCATACAATCGTAAGCGTCAAAAGATTGACGCAAAAAGATGCAATATGTCAAATTACTGACTTGACTTTTAGATATTTTTGTGATATATTCTATCTATAAAATAAATGTTCAACCCCTTAGACATGGAGGATTATATGTCTGAAAAAGCTGTAAACTACACCCCTGAAATGACTGCCAAAGCAATCGAGCTTTACCAAGATGGTGCTTCGATTGACGATATCGCAGAAGCTGTTGGGAAAACTGTTCGCTCAGTTCGCTCAAAGCTCGTTCGCGAGGGTGTCTATGTCGCCCAGCCAAAGGCGACTGCTCGTAAATCTGACGAGCCAACCAAGAAGGAATTGCTTCGCGATTTAGAAGATGCTCTACCTTCTGACTTCCCTATCACTGGTATGATGGGTGCTACTAAAGAAGCGATTGTTGCTTTGATGGGTGTCGTCAAGCAATAATGTTTCAGCGAGAGCCTTACAGACTTCAATGATAGAAGGCTCTCGCTATCCTTTTCAATTTTTTTCTAAAGAGGTGAACTCATGCTTATTTCTCGTAAATCACAACTCACTGGCAAAACTCGTATTTGGGACATCGATATCACTGATGCCCAGATGGGTTTGTGGATGTCTGGTGGACGTCTGATACAAGATGCGATGCCGCATCTGACAGATGATGAGCGTGAGTTCATCATGACTGGCATCACGCCAGAAGAATGGGATTATGCGTTTAGTGAAGATGAAGAATGGATAGACGGCTATCCAGACCAAGACCACTATGACCCATTAGATGAAGATATTTGGCGTGATGAAGACCGAATAAGTCAACGAATACAATGACTTACGGGCGCCCGGGGGCCGAGCTAAGTGTTTGATTTTATTAAGAAAATGTGTTGCAAATATGTCACACTTTGGGGTTATTTTGAAAAAAAACGCATTAAAGGCGCATTTTTTTCTTGCAAAACCTTGAAAATTGGTCTATAAATACCTATATATAAAGAGTCACAGAAACAAGGATGAAAAATGGCTAACTATATTATCTCTATCACAGACAACGACAAAACTCTTTTCAAGACTGGCTGGACTGGCAACCACCGCTTAGATGCTGATGGCTTTCCAGAGGGTCGCTTCAAAGAATTTTTGCGCTCATATGGTCGCAATGGTTGGACTGTCAACTTTCACAACTGTCTGGTGCTAAATGATGACCGCAAGACTTATTTGGTCGAGCAACTTTCTCAAATTATGATGGCGCGAAAAGGTCTTGACTATTTCAAGGCACAGACTGATGCAATCGCTGTTGGGGTCAAATCTGGTTGGACTGAAATTTTTGCTGTATCGCTCAACCAAATTCGCGGCTACCAAGGCAAGGCTGTTCAGATATGCAAAAAACTCAACTGGAATTTTCGCAAAATTCTAAACTATATCCGCGATTTTTGTCGCAAACATTTTGGGAGCAATAATTATGCAGAATACAAATACGGCGAACCAGTCTACCGCACAACGCCCTTTAATCGTAAAAAGCCGCGTTGGGATTCACGTTCTCAGAAACAGGCAATCATTGACTGCAACCGCCACAATTAAATCGAAATCTGAAAAAGGAGCTAAAAAATGCTAAACATTCAAACACTTCGCGTTGACGAAATCGAAAACCTCACCCATGACGAACTGCATGAAGCGGTTGCGTTGCTGGAAAATGCCCAGCCGTCAGAGCGTCAAGCTCAACTGCTCAATCGTGCGCTTGATGAAATTGATGAGCGTGAGCAATGGCAAGACGATGGTCAGCCAGATTGGGCGCAAGAATGGGAAGATTTTGGGGAGGTGTACGATGACTGCCCTGAATATATTTAGGCTATTTCTGGAAATTGTCAGAACTTGCGTGCCTATCGCTATCTTAATTCTGCAGATCTTAATTCTGAAAGGGGTTAGCTTATGAATATGAAAAAAATAATGATTGGCCTATATCTGGCTTACTCTGTCGCAACTGATACAATAATTTGGGGAGGCGCATTATATTGGCTGATTTTTACTTAAAATCAACCAGTTAGCGGCGCCCCGGGGGCTGGCTAAGTCGTTGAAATCATTGACAAAATGTGTTGCATAAATACAACACTTTTAGCTTTTTACGAAAAAAATGCACTCACAACGCATTTTTTGCTTTACTTTCACGAAAAAATAAGGTATAACTATATTATCAAATAAAGAGAGCGTTAAGAAAGGTCAAGTGACTAGTCCTGAAAATGGAAACCTCTCTAAGTCAAAAAGGATGTTAAAATGACTGAAAAAGCTGTAAATTATACCCCAGAAATGACTAACCAAGCTATTGCTCTCTATCAAGAGGGTATCGCTATCGAACAAGTGGCAGAGGCCATTGGCAAATCTGTTCGCTCTGTTCGTTCAAAACTGGTTCGTGAAGGCGTTTATGTAGCCCAGCCAAAAGCAAAAGCTAAAAAGGCTGACGAACCAACTAAAAAGGAAATTATGATCGAACTTGAAAAAGTCGTTCCGTTTCCTACTGATGGTCTAATGGGTGCAACAAAAGATTGCTTATCAGCAATGCTTAAGCACTACTCAGACTAGTCGAGTAAGTCGAGCGATAAACGCGGTTAAGCCTGTAACGACTATAAAATTAAGACGCAGGTGGGAAAGGGCAATCCCTCACAAGAAACCCCTCTAATTCTAAGGATGTTGTGTTATGGAAAAAAATCTTCAATTTTTGATTCGCCTAAATGAACAGGCTGAGATTGTTCATAAGAATAAATTTCGCGTTGCTGTCTTGCTTGAGGGCAGAGATGGTGCTGGTAAATCTGGCACTATTCGAGAACTGACAAGATACCTACCCCCATATGCTCACCGCATTGTGCCGTCATTTATGCCAACAAAACGCATGATGAAAGCATGGCTGGCTGGTTGGTCAAAGATTATGCCAAAACAGGGTGAGATTGTTTTTTATGACCGCTCTTACTATTCGCGTGCTTTGCTTCAACCTGTTATGGGTTGGTGTTCTCAAAACCAATATGATAACTTTATGAAAAATGTTATTGAATGGGAACAAGATCAGCCTATCTTATTTATCAAACTGTGGTTGTCTGTGAATGAAACTAAACAGCGCAATCTTTTAGAGCGTAGAGCTAATGACCCATTGCGTTATTGGAAATACAGCCCTAATGACGAAAAGGCTGTCTCAGCTTTTGACCAGCTTACTATTAAAAAACAAAAGATGTTTGATTTAGGTGGCTGGAATATTATAGACATGGATAATCGTTTTCATGGTCGCAACCAAGCTCTAAAAACTGTTGTCGAAACTCTTGAACAAGAAACAAGCCAGATTGTTTAACTAATTCAAGAGTTT